CTGGTCTTGAATTGCTTGCCTCGGGTTTAAAGGCAATGGGTAAGGGCACAGTGATGGCGGGTATCGTTTCTATGGGATTACTTGCTCTTGCGTTTGCTGGAATTGCATATGGGTTTAAACAATTTGCTGAATTGGAGTGGGAAACCTTAGCGAAGGCGGGTGTTGCTATCGTCGGCCTTGGATTGGCCGCTGCCGGTCTTGGGTATATCGCGCCACTCGTAATCGCTGGGTCCATTGCAATTGGCATACTGGGTTTAGCTATTGGAGTATTCGGAATTGGAGTTACCGCATTGGCGGAAGGACTACCGGTACTTGCCGATGGTATTGAAAAAATGATAACGCCACTCACATCCCTAGCAAGCATGGCGGGAGGTTTGTATCTAGCGGCGGGCGGCATTGGAGCAATTGGAATTGCACTTGCCGCGTTTGGCGCTGGATCCGCCGTTGCTGGAATTGGAAATTTCGTTGGTGGACTGCTGGGTGGCGACCCCATCAAAAAAATAAAAGAACTGTCGTCGATGGGAAGTCAATTGCAACTTACTGCCGATTCTATCCAAAAGATATCCACGTCAATGTCTAATTTTGGCGCGGTTGATGCATTCACTTCGTCAGTTGATAAATTGACATTGTCACTGTCTAAACTAAATGACCAAGTAGAAAGTATGAGTGTCATTAAACTGGCAGCATTGTCGGTAATATCAACCGCCGCTCCAACCGCCGCTCCAACAACAGAAGCCGCACCAACCGACACAGGTGTTGGTGCTCTTGGCGGCAAGCTAGACGAGCTTATATCTTTAATGCGCAGTGGTGGTATCGCGGTAAATCTGGACGGTAGGAAGGTCTCTTCGGCAATGGCATCTAGCGCCAGAGACTAAAATTGATACAGATCGATATTTATAATATATGTTATCTGACTTAACAATCTCAAATCCACTCTCTCCTATAAAAAGATTAACTCCTGCGGATAGATTGGCGACTTTTGATAAAGAATCCAACTCTATTTATAAAAAGTATTCGGTGTATACGCAATCGACTGGACCTGGTATAAAAATCGGTAGCTCTCAACCATATGTCTTCATTGATGTTTCAAGTAGCAATCTTTCTAAAAATATAACACGTGCCGATTCACAAGCAATGCCTTTCGGGTCTACGTTGCTTGATATAAAAAGAGTTTCAAAATTCGCAACAAGCGGAACCGGTTTGTTATATATCGGAAAACAGTATTTGTTACAGAAACAAAACAGTTTTAACGAAACGAGAATATATAACCCACTTAGTCTTTTGAGTGCTACTGCTGCTAAAGGATCCACTGGATTGATTGACAGACCAGTTAGATTTCTACCTGTCAGTGGTGGGATTGGCAACTTTGTCGCAACATCATTATTAAGTGTCATTGGCATACAAAGTAAAGCTATAGAAAATAATCCAGACGGAACGGCAACAGGTTCAGCTTTGTCTGGTTATGCAAAAATGAATGGCTTGCCAGCCAAAGGACTCATACGCTACGAAAGCGGCGATGGTGGTCGCAACAGATTTAATACGTTTTTCCCAGATGCTGGGACCGATCAAGTTGGCAAAAAAACACCAAGTTTTGGAAGTGCATTGGGCAAGGCGCTTATTAGTAAACTGAAGAGTTTCATACCAAGTACAAACCCGTTTGGGTTTGGTGGCGGTGCCGATAACAAGTGGGAAATTCGTCCAGAATACAAAGGAATAATTGGCGCATACGAATCGATGTATGCGGATAAAGGCGGGATGTTAGCTGTAAAAAATACTCCAAAAACAGACGCGCAGAGCCAAACGGGATTCATCGATACTATAAAATCTTCTTTGAGTGCCGCATTTCTTGGTGCACCTGCAAAAATACCACTTGGAGTTAGTGATGATGCGATAAAAGTTGACGAATACCACAGATACACGCCGACGCTGAGATACGGATTTACAAACGCCGGAGATAGAGCAAATTCGGAAAATGCAAGAATTCGTAATTTTAGTATAACAAAGCAGTATGGTATAATACAAAGTGTAGGAGTTACCACGGATGTCTGGGATAAGCGACCACAATTTAGAAAATCGACTGAGCAATTAAAGACTATTGAGGATTATCGCAACGGCAGTAATACTCCTAAAAAATATATAACATACCCGCGTATAGGTAAAGCCGACACGCGATATAGTACTGATATTAAGGTCGCAGATGTTGCGAGTGGTTCAATACAAATAGATCAAGTATCTAAATTAAAAACCGCAGTGAATGGATATGCCGCTATAGGAAAAACAAAGTTTACCGATACCATTAGTGAAAAAATCACATTAGCAAAACGCGGATTTGCGTCTTATAAAAAAGATGGAAATACCAACAGTGTTGCGGACAAGATCAATGTATTGGAAGTAATCACCGGCGATAGAAACACAATCCCACCCGACTTGACATTAGGAAATGGCCAATCCAAAGATTTAATCTTTTTTCATTTTCTTGATTTGGTAAACAACATATACATACCATTTCGAGCTACATTGACTGCTGTGAACGAGGTACATTCACCCGAATGGGATCCAATTCAATATCTCGGAAGAGCGGATAAATTATATATGTACAAGGGATTTGAAAGAACTTTAAATTTCAACTTTACAGTGTATGCAAACAGTTTAGAAGAACTTGTTCCGATGTGGTCTAGAGTTAATTATTTGGTTGGATTAACAAGACCGTCTAAATACACCGACAACGGTCCGGTTGATCCGAGCGGAATGATGTCAAGGTTTATGTATCCTCCGATGGTGGCATTGACTATGGGAGATCTATACAAAGATCAACCTGCGGTGCTAACTTCTGTTGGTATAAGCATACCAGACGATTCTTTATGGGAAACTTTTCGTGGAAACGGGGATCAATATAATAAGTATATTGGAAAAAATTATTATAACGGCCAAACAAAATCTCGCCAACTACCTACTAAGGTCGATGTTAATGTTGGAATGAATTTAATGGAAAAGACAAGATTTGATACTGACGAGACTGGAACCATTGTAGATATGTCGAGGTCAATAACAAACACGGACCATTATAATATAACTGCCACGGATGTTTAATAATGAATAGATATAATATAAGTTACAACAGTATAAAAAACAGATACGACGGTAAAAGAGTATTTATTACTACTAGATACCCAATCATACCAGTGAATTCAAACGACGTATATATAATTGCCACCGATGAAGATTTTCTTGACTCGTTGGCAAATAAGTTTTATAAAGATTCTACACTATGGTGGATAATCGCTCAAGCAAATTGCATAAAAGGAACTATGAAGCCGAAAGTTGGTCAGCAATTAAGGATACCTTACAACGTGTCCGCGATTGTTGCAAAATTCAATAAAGTTAACTCATAATCGTGGTTATATAATATGGCAAATGACCCAGACACATTTATTCCTTGGGGAATGCACCCTATAAAACCGTGGGTTATTAAAGAACTGCAAGATCGCTCAAACGATTATGGTCTTGATACTGGAGGATCAGGAAAGAGAAATGGTGTTAAGACAACATGGGCAAGATTTTTTTCAAACGGAATACCAACGAAGATTGAAGGCAATCTAAAAGTGAATGACACGTCGAAGAATCTTGATGGATTTTTGATGTTTGGCGTCAATGGATTTGATGACAGTTTTGGTTTTAATCAAACCAAGTCTTCTACTATCGGATTGGACGCTAACGGAAAACCGCATGTTATATCCAACGAAACCACGACAACTTTTCCACATCGTCCACCACCATCAATTGACGACATAACTGTAGAACTTCAAGGTGGGCAATCTGCGCCGTTTAGTGCTGCTTGTAAAAAATCCACAATAAAATGGAAAGCGTATTCACTCGATCAATTAAATTATTTGGCTCCTTATTTTCTTTCTCCGAGAGTTACATGTGTAATTGAATGGGGGTGGGATAATTATAACCCAGCTTCTTTGATTGATTACAGTGTCGAAAAATTACGCCCGTTGTTTGGCAATCCGAAAGCTATTTTGGAAAAATCAAAAATGTCAAACGGAAACTATGATGCGCACACGGGTATCATAACCGACTATGCATACAAACTATCGGGTAATGGCGTATATGAGTGTAGTACAACAGTAACAAGCGTGGCTTGGTTATTTGAAGGCCAAAACTATGGATCTGAAACTTTGCAGAGAAAAACCAAAGATGGTAAATTTGAAAAAATAGAAAGTTTTAGTGAGTTCAACAAGTACAGCAAGTGGGATTCTCTTGGATTATATTCGATAGACCCTGCCAAATTTTCCACATCTTTCCCAGCGGATTTTCCAAATCCAAGAGGGCGAGTGTTTAGATTTGAACAAGGAACTTTTTTTCCAACGATAAAACAATGGGTTCGCATGGATTATTTTGTAGAAATATTGAATCACTTTTTTACAACAAACTTTCCGGCGGTTGTGTTAGATAAAAATAACAAAGAAACTCAATTTCAGTGGCAGAAAATACAAATTGATAATGTGTTGATAGGAGCGCATCCGGGCTTAAAATCTATAGATCCCGATATTATCATACCGAATAAGTTTTCGCCTAAATATATCAGAAGCGATACGACCGGCAAAGTTGGAAGTACTGGAAACTTAAGCGCGATTGAAAATGGTGAGCACTATAAAAAATACGGAAGAATACAGAGCATTTTAACAGAATTTCAATTTACAGACCAATATGACGATCTAGAAGCTCTTTTAAATAAATACGTAGATCCGAGTCTCAAAGGAAAATCGTTTCCTATATTTTCCGACTCTGATGTGACAGATGCGTCTGCTCGTAATTTTTATAAACAGAGTATTGGGTATTTTGGATATTTAAAAGACATCTACATTTCCACCGAGTTTATAAAGTCTGCTACCAAAGAAAATGGTACAGTTAGGTCCATGATGACATCAATTCTTAGTAAAATATCATATGCTCTTTCTGGCGTAAACGAATTGCGACTGATGCCAGACACCAACAATAATGAAAATTATGTGACCGTAATGGATATAAAATTTGCACCGGTGTTAAACGAAAAAACCGCATCGGAGTTAACTAGAATTGTGCCCGGTTCGGTGAACCACGCATATTTATTAAGTGCAGGAATGGATGTAAAAATGAGTCCTGAAATGGCAAGTCAAGTATTGTTTACGGCTGGATCCGCTGAACTGGCGGAAAGAGAGAAACAAAATAAAGCTCCAAATGATACTGAAAATAAAGACGACAACAAAACAAAACCAACCGAAAACGCAGAATCTTTTGGTAAGTTTGTGTCTAACGACCGTTTAGCCGATAAAGCATACAAGTCGCCGTCAACAACCTCAAATACAGATTCTAAAAACGAAAAAGCAAAACTCAGTAGAAATACGGCTGATGAAGGATTTAATATATATTCGTTCGGGGATGTAGATTTTTATTTAAACGAACCTTCAGACACATTGATGAAACAGATTGTGATGGAAGATAGAAATGCAGCAGCGGCATATGTTAACGCCCCAGTAATGCCAAACACAATTTTTGAATTTGAAACGCTGGGTATAGCCGGTTTTACTTTTCTAGGCATGTATACACTTGATCATGTACCGGAGCAATATTCGTATAAAAACGCAATTTTTTCAATAAAATCCGTTAAACAAAACATATCATTTGGTATGTGGAAAACCACAATTGGTGCAGAATTGAGACAGATATCGAGGAAACCACAATGATTTACAATGATAAGTTATCTTCGGAGTATGGCAAATCCACAAGCATGTTTTTTGGAAATGCGCCAATAGAATACAGGCCGATACCAACCAAAGAGCAGTATCAATCCGGTATACTTGTTAGGTACTTTGCAAAAAAAATAAACGAGGATAAAATAATCGAAATAGACCCAGCCACAATCGCCATGATAGATAAAAATTTATATGTCGTTGTTAACTTGGTGTGGAAAATAACCGGTTCAAAAGAAAAGAAGATTGTAAACGGAATTATAGAAAAATCAAGTGTTTCTGAAAACAACGCATTTGAAATAAATCGAGTGAAGATCGAAACTGGCACTGATCTTTCGCGTGTTTTACCAAATTTATTTGAGTATTGGCGCGGGTATTGAACTTGACTTTAATTGTAGGTGTGGTAAGTTGCCACCGTGAACATAGTCGAATCAACCGAAAGTCTGGAATTACTATTAAACCGAGTCCTCACAGACTCGTTTTATATGGAATTGGTTATGTCAGACGAAGATAAGCATTCATATAACAACACCATCTCCTTGATTTTCATTAAGTTTCTTGCCGACGAAGATTGTTGGTGCTTACCTGTCAATCATAACGAGGCGATGACCTTGCCGACGGCACTTGAGGCATTTAAAAGCACACTTGAAAAATCAAATGTGGTGAAATTGGTTAATAACAAGAAAGACGTTATCCACCTTTTAGGAAAAGACTTTGGATTTGTTGATTTGGGTGTAATCAAATATCTTGAGACAGGTGACGTATCGGACGAGACTCCACCGGAAACAAACGCTCATGTTTTTATAAAAAACAATTTTAGAGGAGTTTTGAATGTAAATCGTTCTGTGCCATTATACAAACATGCGTCGTTATTTAAAAAATCACATGCTACCGACGAATTTTCGTTGAAATGTATAAACGAAGATGGTTTCAAGTTTGTTAATGATATGATGACTAATTGTTTTGCCGAGTTAGAGTCAATAGGGATGAATATTGACATTGGTAAATTTGTCGGGGTGTTTGGTCCTGAGCAGAAGAAGCATATCAAGAACAACACGGTATATTCTCAATACAACCTATTTACATCCACCGGTAGACCATCTAATCGATTTGGTGGCGTCAACTATGCAGCATTAAACAAGACCGATGGATCTAGAGATTCTTTTGTTTCTAGGCACGGGGATGATGGTATGTTAGTGATGATGGACTATAATGCATTCCACCCAAGATTGGTTGCGCGTTTGATAAACTACCCAATATCTTACGACGTAAACCCATATGAATATCTAGCTAAGTACTATTTCAACAAGCCGATAGCTGATGAGGAAGATATTGCAGTATCAAAAGGACTAACCTTTCATCAGATGTATGGTGGAATTGACGACAGGTGGATGTATATTCCTTATTATAAAAAGGCGCAGGAATATATTGACCATCGGTGGAAGTTCTTTGAACAGAACCGGTATATAGAAACTCAGGTGTTTAAACGCAAGATTAGGGATTGTCAC